TAATTTTACCTTGGAATGTTGTCTGATCTTTAAGATAATTATCTTTTGCCAATTGTTTTTCAACTTCCATTAATTTAAAATATAAAGTATATTGTGTATCATTTTTACGATCATATACTACACCATAATCTTTTTCTAATATATCAGGGAATATTCCAACTGGTGGTCTTTTCTTTTTTCTGATACCTGCAAGATAATCATTAATAACACAGTCAGAAGCTATATTCATAACTTCTCTATTAAGAGGTTTACCTTCTTTTTGTATTTTATTTTCAACTCCAAAAGTATCCCATAATTGATGTAAACATTCATGATCATAAATAAATTCCCAAATATTAACATCTTCACCAATTACTTTATGAGGAGCATTAAGATAAATTAATTTTTGAGGATTTGTAAATGCTATAGCATCTTTATATCTAGGATCTTCAAACGGATTTACAAATAATGTACACTCTAATTGATTATAAAAAAATACATCATCATTATTATTTGATACGTCATTAATATATTCAATAAGGTCTACACGGAAATCCTGTTTATTATCATATTTAGACACCGCTAATATAGATTTTCTTGTTACATCAAAATCTTTTTCATTTAATAACGAACTTTTTATTTCCATATATATAAATTTTAATTTAATTTACAATTTAATATAGAATTTAACTGTTTGTTTTCAATTAATATTCTACATTTCCACCTTCAGCATGTATAAAAATATCACCTTCTTGTTCATTTAAAAATTTTTCAAAACAATCAGCATTATTTTCATCTACATATATAGTAGCTGATACTGGAATTTCTTCATCATTAACACAATTTAAAAATGAAACTTTATATTCTTTTTGATTTCCCGATAAATATTCAGTAATATGTTTCATAATTTAATTTATTTTTTTTAATAACTTATACAACAGCTCATATCATATCTATCAAACGGATCTTCAACTGATCCGGCTGCATGACAATTTAATGTACCAGCCATAAACGGTAATTCTGAACCTTTTACAAATATCTCAATTTTATATTGTTTCCATTGAGACATACCGTCTTTTGAAGTCCTATATCCACCTTCATCTGCAGCGATAGAAACTTCATATTCATGTTCTGGATTTTTTATAGTTTTAAATGCATCTTCAATATCTTTCTTAACTAATCTTACACCTTCCCAAGAATCATCTCTATAAAAATGTCCGGTAGTGCCTGTTTTTTCCAATTGTCTATATATTGCATTTTGAACTTTTCTTTTTTCTGGAGTTTTTATACTTTTATCAAACTCTATGGGAAAAGAAGATTCTAAAATCATATCTTTTAAGTTTTTCATATTATGCCGTTTGTTTTATATTTTCTTTATATTTATTTAAAAATATAGTATTATATATTTCACCATAAAAACCGTTTTGCAAAAGAATATTTCTTACTTCATCTGTTGTATATTCTCCTACTGTTACATATGTATCTTCCAATTCTTTTTTTAATGCCAATTCAACAGTAATATCAATATATTTACCGTCAACTTTATTAAATGCATGTTCTATAGGAAGACCTTGAAAATTCAAATACCCTTCACAATATTTTATATCATGATTACCTTCATATGAAAATCTATCACATAATTTCCACGCGTTTTCATAACAACACTTGGCTTGCGGGTTTATTCGTTTTTTAATTTCTTTAATTTCTTCATCTGTAAATACATCTTTTATAGAAACTATATCTACAGAATCCGCATCTTCAATTTTCTGTTTAAATAAAGCCTGTTGAACACCGCTTGATGACTTAGCGAACATATTCAACATTTGGATCACGCTTTTATCATGATCTTTAACAGCTTCTACTATATATTGTTTTATATTTTTCATGATACATATTCTTTAATTTCTTTCCATACACGTTTATCATTATTACTGAATCCTTCAGATGATAAAGCATAATCACACAAATCATTAATAAGAAGTTTTTTCAGTTCACCTGATTTTTTTTCAGTATATTTCGATAGGTTCGATATATTTATTGTCTTTATTTGTATATAATTTATTAATTAAAGTTTTAACAGTATTATCTTCATCAAAATCACAGTTTTCTAATTCATAAAAAATATTTTGACCTTCTTTTGTTAATGCATATATATAATAAGTAGTTTGACTTCCACTATTAATACAATATATTTCTAAATGTCCGCCTTTTAATCTTATTTCATATCCTAAATCTCTACCTGTTATTGTTTTTTGTATTAAATGTGTTAAAAAATTATCTTCTTCTGATAATTCCATTAAATTCTTAAATAAATCTATTTCAGCAGTATTTTCATCACTTATTTCCATTAATGATTTAAATTTACATCTTAAAAATGTATTATAATTATCATTTATATCATTTCTGATCATAATCCATTCATGCCAATTAGAATGTTCTTCATCATCTAAATCAGAATCATATAATGTAATATTATATGATGTTAAATTATCCAAATCAGCATAATCATGATTTACTATTTTGTTTCTTCCTATTTTAAAAGATTCTTGTATATATTTATTTAAATCTTTCATATTTTAATCATTATATAATTCTGAATATTCCTGTCTTGCTGTTTCAATATCATCACTGTTATGATAATGTTCTTCAGCTAAAAGCACATTATATAAACTTTCTATATTAGGAACTTCATATGAATGCCAATGTGCATTATCTAATATTATTTTACCGTTAATAAGACGAATACGCCATGTTGAATTTATATGAATACTTTCTTGACGATTTTTAGGATCTTTATTTTGCCATGTTTTTGTAACTTGAAAATTATGTCCTAAATTCTTTAATTTTTTATCTTTATTCAATTCATTACAAAGTGTTTCTAATGTCCATTTCTGAGATTTGTAATCACTGACAGCTTTATTAGCTGCTTTCTCAGCTTCTTTTTTATCTATAAAATATTGATAAAATTCATCTTCAGAATTCTTTTTATCAATAAATTTATAAAATCCTTCCTGAGTTTCAATATCTTTAGACGGAATACTCATAGCCCATATCCAATTTTTTAACCCGTCTCTATCTTTTTTACTACGTGGTTTTCCGAATACCCATTTTTTATTAAAATAATATTTTCTGGTTAACATATCAATATCGCCTATACGTTCACCATGTTCATTTTGTTTTCTTATATTTACTCTAAAAAATGTATAAACGGCTACTGGAGGATCTTGTGATTCATTTAATATATTTTCGGTTATGAATTGACTTAATGATTTCATTTATTTTAATTATATTTATATACTTAATAATAAAAAATAAAAGGGGATAAATTTAATTATCCCCTCATTTTTATGTTGTATAATATCTGCAAAATCTTCGGTAATACTCATTTGTTGACGCTTTCCGCTGCATACATTTTATATCACCTGAGTTCCATAATCTAGCGGCTTTTTCAATATTCCTTTCTGGATTATATTTTTCCTGGAATATTATAAACATTTCACGGCTTTTTTGTCTTGAATATCTGTCATTATAAGTATATTTGTTTTGACCTATAATTCTGTTTACTTCCCTGACACATATTGTCGCTATCTGTAAACATCCGACCCATTTACCGTTTGGAGATACTGCTCTTTCATTACCGCCACTTTCTACTTGTTCTAAAGCATCCATTATAGGTGTCCAGAATTTCCATTGTTCTTCTGTTATATTCTGAGCGTTCATTAATGTTGATATAAAAAATAATATAATAAATAAAAGTTTTTTCATAATTTTAAAAGGTTATATTTTTTGATTTAATTATAAAAATTAATTATCTCTAGAAAATAATCATTTATTATAATTTATTTATGTATATAATTATCCGATTGAATATCCATATGTTCAAAATCGAATATCTTACGAGGATCTATCGCCAGTCCGCATAATCTGGTTTCAAAATGAAGATGAGAACCAAATGAACGTCCTGTATTTCCGCATAATCCGATGGGTTCACCGGCTTTTACTGTCTGATTGACTTTAACCAGTTGTTTACTCATGTGCCCGTAAATTGTTTCTAATCCGTTATTATGTCTTAATATTACTACTAATCCATATCCACTTGGATCATTTTTAACAACACGAGCTTTACCGTCCCATGTAGCATATATAGTATCCCCGATATAACCTTTTATATCAACACCGTAATGATTTCTTCTAAATCTTGGTCTATATCCAAAATTACTTGTTACCACATTATGCTTGATAGGCATGTGGAAATTTGTCAGATTAATTTCATAATTCTTAGGTACCTCAAGATTTTTATAAGGATGGCACCAAGTATTATCCCACATATTATTGTATAAATCAGCAGAATAATTTGAATTACTACTTGTAGGCATTAGCTCAATATAGGTATTATTTAAATCTCTTGTGGCATTTGTACGAGAATAAGCTGTCCAATTTGATTGAGCACATATAGTTACACTACTGAAAAGCAGTGTGCATAATAAAATAAAATTTTTGATTGTTTTTTTCATAATTCTTACATAATCTCTAGAAAGACTATATAAAAATTCAGAAGTAATGTTAAGGAATAAAAATTAAAAAATTTCATAAGCCTTTCTGTTTCTTAAATATATTTTTAAACTTAGTGTTTGACATTTGGTAAACCTCTTGTCATTCAGGTCATCTAAATTTATAGTTAAAATTCAGATTAGTTATGCAATTTCTTTACTTTTTATTAAAAAAATTAAATACGAAATAATTTTCAAAATAATGTCACGTTAAAGCAAAAAATTACAAACTCATAAACAAACTGTCTAGAATTTATGTTTATGAAAAACCAATTTTGTTTTAAAGGTAAATTGAAAAACCTATTTCTTGTGGAGCTTGCGAGACTCGAACTCGCGTCTTACATACATTCCTATTAAAACTGTTTATCAACATGCTTATCCGATTTTCAGGTTCGGCAACAACTTTGGGTTCATTGTTTCTTTTTGACTTAAGAATTCATGTAAGAAAAGTTTTTTGAGAGGTTTCTGTTCCTAAGATCCTAAAAGGATTCTCTCTACTCGGGCTACGTCAAAGGATATTTAAAATCAAGCTTCTAAAGCTTACGCTGCCATGCGATAAGTATTTTCTTCGCCAGTTAATTTAAGTTTGTCAAATATAAAGGATTCAACGCTCCTGCATGATTCTAACACTCACATATGCAATCAAATCCATGTAAGCCCCATAATCGTTTATCTATTTAATAATATAGAATTATTTCAATATAATTTCAATTATACTATTCTCTGTAATATAATTTCACATTTTTGTATTAATGATTCCAATTGTTTCTTATTCAATTCAATATCTTTAGCATACATACTAGTATAATTTGAACTGCTTCCAGATCTAATATTATTGATATATGCCATTAATGTAGGTAATATGCCGTCAATACCTTCATACCAACCACTATATTTTCCACGACTTTGTATATATTTACGTTTATCATATATTAATTTGGTTAATGTAGTTACATCAGATATTATATCAGCATATCTTGCTGGGTTTTTTGCTACTTCTGTTGCCCAATATGCTGCTTGATCTATAATGTCTTTAGCTTTATCAATAAGTTTATCATTATGCTGATTATCTATCTTATTCTTAGCTATTATCTGTTTATATCTTTCCTGATTCTTTTTGGCTATGGCTTTCAAACTTTCTGGATCCATATATATCATATCTCTTTTACTGTCTTCACGTTCCTTTCTCTTATTATAATAAGCTGTATGTTTAATATTAACATCTTTAATAATATATAAATCCTTACCTGTACATAAGTTCAATATTTCTGATTGTTTCGGTTTTCCATAGCTACTATATTTATATCCTGCAGCTTTTCCATAACCTGTTTCAGACCCTTCAAGATGGAATATTTCATCGGCAAATATAACGTCTTTAAATTTATTTGTTTCAGGATCTTTAATGATAATTATTCTATCTGTATTTTGACCTTTTATTAATTCTTTAATCATTCTTTTATTTTCGGCAGATGTTCTAACATGATTCCAATAATCAGCTGGACGTTCTTCAATATCACTGTCAGTTATTTCACTCCATGCTACTTTCTGACCCCATTTACTACCAAATATATAATTAAACGTTTTATTTCTAGAATTAAACATTTTATTTCCAGACTCGTCATTATATTTTTTCTCAGCATTAACCTGATCTAATAATTGTTTAGCAAGTTCTTGAAGTACTTTACTTTGTAATGCCTCGAAAATAATCTGATTATCTATGGCATTAAATCTTTCAATAATAAGACTTTCTTTTATATATTCTTGTACGGATCTCATAAATATTATATTATATATTATTTAATAATAATGAAAACCGGTCTTTTAAACCGGTTTATTCTTAAAATGTCTTTTGTACATATACTTGTCGTTGTTTACCTACTTTTTTAACCATCTTCCAATATTTCTGGTATTCACATAACCACATCTCAATCTGATTAAGTGTTATATTACAGTTTTCAGAAATTTCATATTGCTTAGTTTCTTTATTCCATCCTATATAAAGTGGTCTTACTCCCATTTCTTCAGCAATCTTCTTGACTTCTTCTTCACATTCATCTTTAAGTCTCTGAATTCCAGTCTTGTATTTCTTATATTGTAATGACGGATAAATAAGTCTGATACCTGTTCCCGAACCTGGACCCACATTAGTGAAATCATTTTGACCAAATTTCATAAATGTCTTATCAGTATAAATAGGAATATAACATAAATCCTGATAAAACTCATGTGCAGTAAACTTACCAATAAGCGGAATATTCTTAAGATATTCAAAAATCTGTTCAGGTGTATTAGCAGTTTCTACCAGTTGCATGAATTCAGGTAGTTTCTTATGAATTTCAGGTACAACAAATTTACAATATCCTTCATCTTTTGTATGTCCTTTCATTGACGGATAAATATAAGCTGATGTATACGGATTCTGTCCTTTACTTCTGACAAACTTAATGAATTCATAAAATTCATCTTCATTATAATCATCATATGCAGGAATTCCATTTGGCCATACAGATAATTTAAATGTTTCAGGATTATTAAATATTCTATATACCAATATCTTCCATACCAAATTTTTAAGATCTAATGATTCATCCCTGATAATGTTATTAATCAACCACTGTGAAGATCTGTCTAATTCTCGATAAACATTAGTAAACTTATAATCCTGGAATATTTTATTATCTGTCCACGGTCTTTCTTGCTTATCTACAAAACGTTTCTTCCAGATATAATTCCGTTCAAGTAATGTGTAAAAAAATTCTTTACGGTTCTCTTCACATACATCCATTGATTCACTAGGCAGCATGTGATAAAATGATTCTCGTTCAAACATAATACTATAATTTTAAAATTTATTTAACTGATATATTAATATAGTAATGTTTAATGTATTATTCTATTATATTAAATATTATTTTTAAAAATAATATTTTTTAAACTATTTCAAATTTTGGATCAGGTTTAAAAGGTAATGTATATGTTCCTGTTGTTTCAAATGTTTTTCTATATTCTTTCCAATATCCCCAATATATATCATAACCCTTTATAAATAAATTTTCATTACCGACTACGAATTTTACAGCTCTGAAATTAAAAATTTTTTCTATAACTTTCCAATGAGCTTTAATCCACATTCGTAAATCACTTTTTGGTTTTATTTCATCAGATACATTAAAATTATATTTAAATTGTTTATTTAATATTTCAATAATATTTTCATAATCAACTTGCAGTCTTCTAATAGTATATCTGCTAATTCCTTGTATTTTATATGTATGTTTTGATTGTAATGATAAATATATAGATATTAACAGTTTTTTAATCATATCTATATCATCAGGATTAAATTCTGTTATATCTGCCATTTTATTTTTACCTATCTTGAATGCCATAAAAACAATATTAAATTTCTTTTCTGCGTTCTATCATATCATCTAAGAAATCTTGAAGTAACTGAAGATGTTCTTCTTCATCCGCCAATATTTCTTTGCATTTTCTTTCTGTTGTATAGTCTTTTGAAATTTGTGCTGTCTCTATTAAGTCTTTATATGTTTCAATAGCACCTAATTCATTTTCAATATTAGTCATCAATGAATCAGTTATACTTAAAACTTGCTCATTATTGTTTTCAATTCCACTTGTTTGTGAATATTTGGGTGACCATTTAGGAGAAATATATGTATGTGTGGCAGTTAACCATGATGCAGGTGATGCAGTTATATCTTCAATAGTACCGCCAAGTTCATTGATACGTTTCATTAACCAGTATCCATGATCTTTAAGTTCGTCATCAGCAGTTTCTTCATAAAGTTTGACAACTTCACATCGACAAGAACCCACCAAAAAATCTTTAGTGATCACATAACCATACCATGCATTCAGTTCTTCTTTTAATGCGTTTTTTAATTTATCAATAATAAGAACACGAGATTCATTGTCTAAATATTCGTCTGCATATGCTTCATTTAATTGTCTAAATGTTTTCATAAAATTATTGAATTATTTTATATTATTTCTATTTTATATATAAAAATAACAATTTATTTACTAATTTTAATTTTAATTATTATGAAAAAAATTTCTGATGAAGTAAAAGAGTTTATTACTAAGTTTGATTTAGTAGGTGAAAACGGTGAAAATGATATTAATGATATTTCGGGATTTGTAAGTCTTGAATCATTATTTAATGATTTTTTACCTGAAAAGATTAAAGATTATTTTAATGATTTGGATCTTGAAACTTTTGCATTAGTTGGTGAATTTGCGACAGAAGCTGAATATTGGGAAAATCTTGAAAATGAAATTATGGTACACGGAACATTGGTAGAAGAATTTAATGATAATATTAAATTATTCACGCATCCGGTAATTGGGGTATTGATAGGAATTGATTATGATAATCCAGGATATATTATAGTTGCAAAATAAAGGGACCTTTAAAGGTCCCTTTTTTTATCCTATTCTTAATTTTCCTTTCTTCATTACCTGGTGATTAATATTTCTGTCTAAACAATATCTGACATCTATATCATAATATCCCTTTTGATATTTATTATCATTTTTAGGTAATGATAACAGACACATTTCAGAATTAGAATCTATTGTCTGATCTTTTTTCATACCTGATGATATAGGTTTAATATGCCATTTAGTACCGTCATAAATATTAACAGGTAAATGAGGACAATTTTGAATTCTTCCTACAATTACATCATCTTGATTGAAATGATTTATACCTTCATTAGATACATATTGCATTCTGTTGATTAAAAATTCATCATCAGAACCTACATATCTCAATTCATAATCAGTATTATTTATATATTTATTTTTTATATCTATATTATTTTCTTGTCTGTATTTTTCGCCATACAATATTTTTAATGCTTTAGGAACTTTTAAATCTGCAGGTTTTAAAGCTTTACTTATAGTTTCTTTAGATATAAATACAATATACCAATAATTAGTATCATGCATTAGATATAAATCATAATCAAGATACATACTAGATAATTCTATTTTAGGACTTATAAGTTTTATATAGTGTTCTTCTAAATAAGCGTCTTCAATATATAATTCCGTTTCAATAATATTATCCGTACTGTCTTTTATTACAGAATATAATTTGACTTCATAAAAATCTAATTTATTATTTACTGAAAAATCATATTTAATCATATTTTTATAATTTGAACCTTTAACAGTATCATCCAATACAAAACTATCGACATCATAATATTGAAATATTTCATATGATATTAATATTACTTCAATATCAGGAATAGTTTCTAATGTATCTGCATTTATCTTATATGATTTTTCAATAACTATATCATCAAAATTCATCGATAATATTCTGATACTGTTTGTAAATTCTTTCTTTAATTTATCTAATTGTTCATTATATAAATCTTCATTATTATAAACTAATAAATCTATTTCATATTGTTTTTCAAATTTATAACTAGCCTTAATTATATTCTTATTTATTGTTACATCATTAATATATTTAAATTTATTAATTTGTTTGAATAAATTATATTTCTTTTCAATATCATATATTTTCTCAACATCATAAACTTCTTGAACATATGGTTTCTTGGTTTCTTGATTAATCCAACCTATATTAAAGAAATCATTATATAAATCAATTAAGCTTGTCTCATTTTCATTTAAATTTATAAGTTGATCTGGATAAACATATTTATTCATTATATGTTGGGTATTCATCGGATCACTTCCATAGTTATACTGTTTCTTTTCATAATTTAATTCACGTTTATAAATATACGGTATAATACTTGCTCCGTTAATACTTATATTACGTATATCAGGACTTATTTCTCCTTGTGATCCGTTTATTTCATCCCAGTCATTTACTAAATCATCTTCTCTTAAATATCTGTTTTGTTCAAAAATATTAATAGTAAAATATAATAATGCCTGTCTGTCTGTAGGATATAATATAAAATCAGATCCCTTTTCATTAATTATTTCAATTTTACCGTCAACTCGTTCTATAAATATTTCCATTCCTAATGAATATTTATCTTTATCTATATTAGGAATATCTTCTGTCCAATCTAATATAAAATAATTTTCTGGTTTATTTATATATTTTAATAAATTGACTTGTAGATAATGTTTACTGTGTGAATATTCATTAACTCTAACACCGTCTTTACCCTCATTAAAAGAATCCCATATAGATATTTCACCTTCACGTTCTAATGTGTTATTAATATAATTTATAACATTTTCATATAATTGTTTTTTCTTATCTTCTGTAGTTATATAATATTTATTATCATCTATATCATAAAAACTATTAGCTATAACATTATATTTAAAGCTATAATTAGTCGGATTATCCATAGCTATTTCTTGCTTATTACGTTCATCCATCATAGCTATATCATAACTTAATGAAATAGTTTGATCATTATAATTAAATTCTTTATTACCGTCTTTTCCGGTTATTTCTATATTTTCAAGTATATCTTCTGGAAGATCATCAATATATATTTTTGAATGTAAATTTTCATCTATAAATATTATATGTAAAGTAATACGAACTTTTATTTTATCTTTATATAAATTAATTAAATCTTCATCATTATTATTTTGTCTATTAAGATATAAGAATTCTGAATTATTTAAATAAGATTCTACATAAGGTTCATTAATACTGTTTCTTTTAAAATATTCTAATTGATAATATATTTTTACTGTTTTATGAGTATTATCAAAAGCATCAATATATGTTGCCGTTAAAGTATCTATATTAAATATAAAGTCTTTAAATTTACTGGTATCTGTTATATTAATATCTACTTTAATACCATTATCATCTGTTTCTAATGGAATATTTATTGTTTCTGGTGTTATATATGCGTTATTTATTAAATTAAATGAATTAATATCTTTATACCCGAAAACATAATCATTAATAATATCTGTTTTAGATTCAGAATAGAAAGTATAATTATCATTTTCATCAATATCAAAATAACAATAATACTTAATATCCCCTTCTTTTGCTTCGAATCTAATATCTTTAATAATGTCATTTGTATTGTCTTTTGTATAATTAACATTATTATAAACTTTATTAGCCCAATAAAAACCATATTTATCTATTATACGTGAATCAATAGTATAGTCTTTATCAGGGAATGTTATAAGACCATTATTCCATATTATATTTTCATCAGTTGATAAATAATCACTGTCCGGTATAATTTGATTAGTCCATAATGTTGTACCGTTTAATATAAATTTATTAACAAATGTATTATTTTTTCCGGCAGCAAATGTATGTTTAAATCTTATACCGTTTGTTGAAATATCTATATTCTGATAAAATTTTAATATATCAATTATATTTTCAACAGGTTCATATAAATCATAAACTATAATATTATTTTTAAATTTAGGATTATCAGTCAGATTTATATCTGTATTATAATTTTGATATAAATTAATATTTGTATTATTTACCTTTGTTTTAATATGATATGTTGAAGATGCATTTTGTATAGTATCTCCCATTAAAATATTATGGTTATTTTCATCATATTGTCGAGCAACTTCTACAGCTTCTTCTCGAGTATCATATTTTTGATTTTCATAACCTTCAATATAATATTTTATAATTCTGCCATCAAAATCATCAGTATGAGTATCTGATTCTATTTCAATAGATTTTATATCATCTTCATGTTTATGTATAAACTTATATATTCCTAATGATATAATATTATTATTTTCTTTAGTTATTTTTATGAAATTTTTTCTGTCTAACTGAGTTCTGTCTATCGGATTTTTACCTTTAAATAATTCTGTGAAAAATTCTTTATCAAATATTCTTATTCTCACATAAGTATCAGTATTTTCATCATCAGCAATATTAGTAAACGCTACATTTTCAGATAATATATATATTTTTTTAGTTATAATATTTCTGTTTCCTGAATATCCAGAAGTTAATTTATAATCACCGTTTTTATCCCATTTTTCATCATCATCAACTCTTCTTGATCTGAAAACTCCTCGTTCTCCATCTTTTATAATACTTTCAATATCATTTTGTAATAAAACAACAGATTTAAATTTATCAAATATATAATTAGAAAAATATATTTCACATTTATTAAATGATATAAATTTTTCAAAATTACAATTATAAATTTGATTTTGATCTATATATGTTATATTATTCGTAATTATATATTTTTCTATTTGTGAACTGAAATTAATAGAATCTATATTAACTAAATCAGGATTATGCATATATGAATTAAATACCAATCTTCCTTGTTCAGTTAAATTACCATTATCATCATATTTATTAGGTTCAAAATCTTGTAATTGTGAAAATCTTGAGAAATAATTATCTGAATTATACCAATATTTATAATTTATTTTACCAAAGTCTAAATATAAATCAGGTATCTTGGATTCAAATGTATATGTATACCATTTATTATTTACAAGTAATCGTAATATATAATTCTGATTTACAAAATAATTAACATTATTATCATTTAACAGTTTAGGATATAATACAAAACAGTTATATTGAGTAGAAGGTTTATCTTCTTTCTGAATAAAACTAAAATGTGATTCATAAATTAAATTACTTGACGGTATATAATTTATATTTATACTTTTTTTAATTGATTTTTTATATTTGTTTCTTATAATACATATATCATTTATTTCAGTCATATTAACTTTTACTAATAAATCAACCGACGGAATAACAATAATATGTCCTATAATATCAGGATTTTCCAATACCTGATTCATAACATTAAACTCAAAAGCATTTAATTGTGGAATATATATATAAAAATCTTTTGTTATTAATTCAATAGGTTCATCTTCAATTTTTATTTTAAAATCACTATATTGACTTCCTATATAATCATAAAATAATTCACATTGATCATATGTTAATTTATTATTTATATTTTCTATAAATTTATTATTGGATAAATTAATATATAAGTTTTCATCTTCATTAAAAAATATAGATCTTGAAGTATAATCAATATCAGATTCATCAACATCGTCTAATGAAGATAATTTTATTGTGAAATATGATTTAAGATATTCTTTAAAATTTTCGTAACCTTGAATAAAATTACCGTATTTATTTTCTTTATAATTTAAGAAACTATACATAAAATCTTCAAGGTTTAAACTTTTAGCAGTATCATTATAATCTTTTATTTCTAAATCATAATAAAACAGATTAATCGGATAATCATTTATTTTTAGTCTATATGGATTTTTCTCTTCATTTACCTTTAATACCTTTTCAAGTAATAAAACACAATTATATAATTTATTATAATTATTGAAATGTATAGGGATATTTAAACAAGTATCTTCTATTTTATAGTAATCATTATGTAATGGATCAATATCTTTAAATTCATTGAAATTATCATCTATAAAATGTTTCTGATTTGTAAAATATCTTAATTTATTGGTTTCAAAAGTTACATCAGGTAATATTTTTTCATCAATACTATCAGCATTACTGTTGAAATTATGTGAATTTTCAATATTTATAGGAGATTCTGTTCTTTCTGTAGAATAAACATAATTATGCATTTTTATATCATTTGTAAATACTTGGTGAGCTATAGTAGCAGATTGTATTTTCAAATGAATTGGTAAAAAATATTTTTCATAATAGTATTTAAGACATGCAAGCTTTAAAGATAATTCATAAAATGTAAAATCATAATAAGGTTTCAAATAACTCCATTTATCATCTGAATATCCTACTTCAACGCGTTCTAATGTATTAAACAGATCTTTCATTACTGGCTTATCTTCTCCCCAGAATGATTGTGATAAATCAAAGCCGTTTGTTTTATTTGTTTCTTCATTAGCTTTCATGCGCAATGAAATCAACGCCCTTGTTGAAAAATATTTAAATGAATTTAACATATCAGTAGAAATGTTAAAATAATCATGAACAAATTGTGTTTTTATTCTATTGTCATTTCTTAATAATTTAGATAGTGTTATCTTATCTCCGTATCCAAACCATTTTAATGATTGTTCTACTGAATTATAATTACCTACTTCTACTTTTAACGGAATATAATTTAATAAATATTCTTTAAGTTTTTCATTATATAATTGCTCATTAAATTCTTCATTTAAAAAACTTGATTGATAAACTGCTCTGAATATATCTTTAGGTAAAGATATACCCATATTTTGACCGTTAATAGTTAATATTTCACTTTCTTCATTATACGCCCCTCCTACTGTTATAGGACACCATGTTTCCGAAACCACATCATCTTCTTCTATAGCATTTGAAACATGAATAAGAATATTAGATAACCATGAACCTTCTTCTCTACTTGTTGTTACCACATATAGCGGAATAATAGCCATATTTGATCTTGGCCAACTATTCATATATTTATCATCATTTTCATCAGTCTGGTTTAATGTCAATACAATTAAATCATCATTAGTCAGACGTTTTAACATTGATTCTGGTTCACTGGAAAAATAATCTTCATGTAATTGTATATAATCATGTATTGACTGATTATTATTTACCATTTCTTGAATTTGCTGAGGATTAAGTAACCAGAATTTAGTAGATTCCAAAGTAATTTCAACATTAACTAAATCATTGAAATTATTGAAATTCATATTATCGTAATATACAATAAAATTAATTACTTTAATATAATAATTATTGATTGATAAATATTTAGTATTAGGATCATCACACCAGAATACATATTCATTTTCTTCAAATTCATATCCGATAGGTTCTGATGAGTATGACGGTAAAGTAAAAATGTGTCCGCTATTATCTAAAAAATCCATTAATGCAATTATATATTATTTGTTTATAATTAAAAATAAAAAAGAACTTCAAATTTGAAGTCCTTTTAATAAATTATTGCATCATAAAATTCTTAAAGTTCTTTAATTTATCTATATATTTAAACAATAGAATACACCGTAAATCAATTAACTGTAAAAATGTAACAAATATTGAATTACCTTTAAATAATAATTTAGGCAGTATTTTGTTCAATATACCGTTTTTTGCATAATCATATCTGTTATCATCCACGAAACAATATTTATCAGTATCTTTATATCTATATTCTATCGGTTGTTTAATATCCATAATTATTATATATTATATTTTAACATATCTGTACAAAATTACCATGTATACCGGTACCCATATTTCCAGAATACAAACCGTTTGGATTTGATCCTGAATTTTTACTTACCAGTCTGTCTTTATCTGATTTTTTTATTTCATCATATGATCTACTATCAGATTCATTCAGTCTAGGTTTTGCATTATTGCTTAATATATCACCATATGTTGTTTTAGAATTTTGTGTATTAAAATTCTTTATCATTTGAAATAAATTATTCATAATTAAATCGTATTTGTATTAAAGAAATAATCTAAAGCATTATTTCTTGTTTTTCTTTTTTATAATTATTTTTTAGTGGTTTTAATTTTTCAAATATATCTGTTAAACTTTCATCAAATACTTGTTCAATGGTAATAACATTTATTTTTGTTGAATATCGTTTATAAGTAAAATCATTTTCCCATTTAAATGTTTCTGTTTTTTTCGATATAACTTTAAATTTACCGCATACAACCCATTCAAATTGATTATACTGTATAAAATTATCAATATTTATACTTTGTGAACCAGGTTTTATAATTAATTTAGTTAATAATTTATTGTCATCACTTTTATTTGATTTTATATTATAATCAGCATTTTGTTTTAAAATTTTATTTACAAAACGTTCCGATTCTGATGTAGATATTAATGGTTCATAATATGTTCCGCCGACAGGAGTATTTTCAATATTTCCATAATTTAAATAAGTGGCTCTATATAATATTTCATTACATTTATCTTGTGATTCAATAAATTTAATCATATCTTTTCTTTCTTTCTTATTTAACAAAAATCTTTGTTCTTGTGAATTATCCCAATGCCTAACCCATTTATCAAAAAAAGTAACAACAAATGTAATTAATTTATTTTCTAAAATATATTGTTTTAATGATTTCATATTAATTAATATTATTTTTTAAATCGTATTTGTATTAAAGAAATAATCTAAAGCGTTATTTCTATTACACCATTCATCTATTTTATCCATTTCGGCGTCAGCACTGTCTTCAAATCTTGAATAGTTTACTGTTACATTACCTGGCATTTTATATTCAAAAGTACCTAATATAGTGGCCATTGATTTTTTTCCTAAACATACACAATATCTAAAGAAATAATAAAACTTATATAAATCCTGTATTTTACATCTTAAGAAACATTGTAATATTAAATCTGAATGTCCTAAAGCGCCTAATATAACAAGATCATTTGAATAAGCATTATAATTAAATGTAAGTGGTGCATTAAACATATCTTTATAAGTTTGAACTTCATATAACGCGCCCATAACATCAGTAAGATTATACCCCGTTCCTGTACCGAAAACATCATTTAATGATCCGCCGGCACCTGCAGCTAATGTGTTGTTGTTCATTATCATTCTCTCTAATGAAAAATCACCAAGCTGACCATATATATAAGTGTTATTTGTTTTATATACACCAAAAACAGAATATATTCTTTCAGGTAATTTAATAATATTATTTGGACCGCATCTGTTAAAATCTTTGTTTTTAATACAGTAATATCTTTCTTCTAACGCTCCATAATAATTCTCCCAAAAATATTGAGCAGCTTGAATAATAAGCGGAGGAATAGCGGCGGCAGGTACAGGTAACGGTAAAGCACAAGATTGTGTTAATTCTTGAACTAATCGTTGAACAAACTGATAATCAACTTGATCTTCCCATTGATCCTTTATTTTTTGTAGTTCTTCAGCTGATAATGTTTTATTGCCGGTATTTGTATTTTCTGTTAAACAAGTAGCCATAAAAATTCTATTTTATTATATATAATGCTTTTTATAAAAATAACATAATATGATTAAAAAAGAATAGTTAATTTTCTTTAAAAAATACTAAAATAATTTCTATTTAAATATTAAATGTTAATTTTTTTAGTTATTTATATATAATAAAGAGAGGTATTGATGTCAGAAAATAATTTTTTAAACTTAAGACAATATTTAAATAAAATAAATGATATATATTCAAAAAAAGAAAATCAGACATTAACTGAAACTTTGAATAATTTCAGTCAGTTATCTAAATCATATGCAAGTTTTGATAAATCAAATATATTAGAAAAACAATATTCATCTTATAATTTTTTAGAATGTACAAGAGAAGAACAACTTAATTTTTATAATGACCAATTACAGTTAATAGAATGTCTTGTTACCAAATCTATTTATGATAAAACAGGTATAGTTTGGAATTGGGGAGATATTTTTAAATTAATATTAGATAAGACATATTCAACCGTTGATAAAATTCAGCGTAAAGTTGTTTTTTCAACATCATCAACTCAACGTCCTATTGCAGATGTTTCATACTCAATGTGGAACGGATTACAGATTATTGACCTTGATATTAAGAATGCCGGACTTGCATTGAAATTAAAAGATATATTATTTAATGAACTTAAAAAATATTATTGGTTTTTAGGTATTTGTTTATCTGCTTCAAAAAACAGTTTACACGTTTGGACTAAAATAACACCGTTATCTATTGATCAGCATAACAGGAAAATTGAATACTTATGTAATTTCAGACATAAATATTCATATATTTATATTGTTCTTTCAAAATATGCAGCACAATTTAAATATGATAAAGAGGATATATTTAAATTTATGGATATGGCGATGGCTAAACCCCAACAGGGTATTTTTATTTCATCAGATTTTAAACCATTAATGAATACTAATTTTCAGGATTTACGATTAGACGTTAATTTTGAAACAGCATTTGTAAGCGGTGTAGAATCTATTAACTGGATTTCTCATCCTGACCTTAAAAATATCTTCCATAAACTTGAATGGTTTAATACAGACAGAACAACTGATGATTTAGATGTATCGGCAATATCAGGAATTAATGATAGAGATGAGAAAAAAGCATTAGGTAAACAACACTATAAACATGCTCAACGTTGGCAGCTTGCTAATACTTTAACAGCTATTTACGGTCATGATACGGCATTGAAAATTATGATTGATATATGTAAGGGAACATCATCACGAGAATTAGCAGGAGACGTTAAAACAGCATCAATCCATAATAAACCTATATCAACATGGGCTGTTAAAGAATTAAATAAACAACATGGATTTAATCTTAAAATAAAAACTGAAGAATTATATAAAGAAGGAATTAATAAGATTGAAAACGATATAAAAAACAAAAATAATGATGTCGATCCAATTAAAGTTTTGAATTCTAATAGTGAACATGTTGAGCTATATATGAGAAGTAATCAGTATTTATCTGATATTCAATATGATATTATTAAAAATCTTTCTCATATAACATTATTAGAAGCTGGTGCAGGTTACGGAAAAACAGAAATGGTTAAAGCTTTAAATGCTAAGACTATATTAATATTACCGTTTACATCAACTATTAAAGCTAAAGTAGAAGCTGATGAAAAGACATCAGACTGGTTATATTATTACGGTACAAAAAGACCCACATTAGATGATATATTAAGTAATAAAAGTATGTCTATGACTATTGATAAATTTTCAAAACTTAATATTATGGAATTAGACCAGGCGAATTTTGAATATATAGTTATAGATGAATCACATTTATTATTTACAAGTTCATATCGGGATGTTATGTCTCCTACTATTCAACGGCTTGCTAATTGTCATGCCAAAATTATTATGATGACAGGAACACCTACAGGAGAATTATTGTTTTTTCCTGGTATAAAACATATAAAAGTGACTAAAGAGGATTTACGTAAAAAAGAATTCTCTATTCATATGGTAGCCACACAACATGAACGTATATTAATGATGGCTAAGGCGATGGCCCAAGATATAGTTGAAGGTAGGAAAATATTATATCCGACAAACAGAGGTAATTTGCTATTTGAACAGATGAAAGGTATCATTCAAGAATATCTTAATAATATGGAATATTCCAAACCTCTTAAAGCTTTTTATTATAAGAAATCTAATTATGGTGAAGATACAATGGAAAATATAAATATCAATAAATCCGTAGGAGAAAATGATATTGTATTTTGTTCTACATATCTTTCTGTAGGTGTAGATATTTGTGATAAATCCAGATTCAGTGTTTATTTCAGTGAACCATATATGGCACAAGATATCGAACAGTTTGCCAATAGAATCCGTAATAATGATTTATATATTAATTTATATCTTGAAAAGGAAGATTCAACAGGATTTCCGATAGATTATTATCATATTCATCCGTTAGATTTAAGTATATCACAAAAAGATTTATTGATTGCCCGAGATTTAATACGGACTTGTAACGATATGCTTGAACGTAATAATGAAGAATCAAAATATAATCCGCTTATTCAATCATTAATCGGTGCCAATAAATATCTTAAATATGATGAAAATGACTGTAAATATTATATTGATGAAACAACATATAAACTCAGGGTATTTGAAGAACGATATTCAGAATATTCAAAACAACTTCCGGTAATTATAAATGGTATGAAATATTACGGTTATGAGATATTTAAATATGATCATCAAGAACGTATACCACAAGATAAAATTGACTGGCTTGAAGAATTTCTTAAATCATGCAGACATATCAGATTTGACTGGTGGACTAAACAGACATTTAATTTCCTTAATCACTTAAATGACGGTAATATAGATATTTATAAAAAACTTGTTAAAGGTGATTATGCTATATTCAAGGATGATGAATATAAAGAAGAACGTGAAAATAATAATCTGTATGCTGAAAGTATTGAAATATTAGAAAAAAATATTCCTATAGTATTGGGATTATACAGATTTTATGATTGTGATACTATTAATGATATATTCAGATATTGTGTAGATAAAAAACAAAATAAAATAAATTATGCCAAGTTAGGAAGAATAAGGAAATTTGTATTGATAGAAGCAAACAGAAGAAAACATAGAATTGATTTTCCTATATTTAAATTTATTATAGACGCCCAGAATTTTGCAAAAGACAATCCAAGTACTACAACTAAAGCAGTACAAGAATGGATAGCCAAATATGCTGCTAAATATGCCAATAGTATTCCTGATTTGGTTGTCGATGATTTAGATTTCTTTGAAGAACTGTATAATATGATGGTTGAATTATTTGATGTCATAATTATTCATACCAGACCAAGAAATGGTAATATAACTATAAAACCGTTTGAATTACTATGGGAACGTAAAGATGATTTGGTTAATATATTCGGTAATGCAAACACAAAAGACTTCTTTGCTGAACTTACTGAAAATATGGATGATGAGAAAATTGAATCAGAAGAAGAACTTGAAGAACTGCCTCATACATCTAAACTCAGAATTGAAGATATTGAAAAAGAACTGCCTAATATAATACATAAGGAATTTGATTATTATACATATTCTGAACTTGATAAATCAAATGAACGGTTCATGCGAAAACAAGAAAGTACAAATACACTTCAAGATAATATATTTGTAACTAAAGAAGAACAAGAAAATAATGATAATACAATAATTAATGATCTGCAATTAGAATTATTTAATGAAAAAAACTAATTTATATAAAATAATATTATTTAATTTATGGAAAGAAAAGAATTTGATCATACAGAAGATGAATATAACGGACATATAAAGTTATATATCTTTTATAAATATGAAAACAATGACAGAATTATTATTTCATCAGTAACATTATTAGAAGCTCTGGATATGTTATATAATTTTAATCCTAATTATCAAAGAATATATAATATTGATGAATTCTTATTACAGCATACAGATGAACGAATATATGATATTTGTAATATTGATGAATTTTATTCTAGTTTACCTTTCTTTGTTTCAGAAGAACAATATAATAAATTAAAGATATATGATAAATCTTTTTCTGAAATTAATCATCAAAAAAGATTAAAAGTTGATCCTGAAAGATATGAATATATAAATAATACATTTAAGAAATATTGGGACAAAGAATTATGGAATGATATGCTTAAAAAGGATAGGGAAGCACTTAAGAAATTTGATGAAAAAACAAATAATAAGAAAAAAGAAATGTTAAGTATTATTAAAAAAATTAAAAATAAAATACTTAATAAATAGCATATAATAAACAAAAATGAGTAATATAATAAAATATATTACTCATCTTTTTTTGTGTGTTCTGAAGCATCTGGTGAAACCGTACAAACTATTTTACGTTTGAATATATACCTGTTTCTTCCGATTTCATCTTTTATACCGTCAATAATAATAAAACAAATAAAAATACAGATGAAATATCAAATATAATAAAAAGAATAAAAAATAAAATATTTAAAAATCTTTAATTATATAAGTCAATTTAATTTATTATTTGTTATAAAAGAGATGGCTAAATAGCTAGCTATTTAGCCATCTCAAAATCTAAAATTGTTATGATGTTATTTTCTACCGTGTATCTATAAATTGTAATTTCCTTATTTTTTATTCTTTTTGCTTTTCCCTTAATTAGAGGTAATGAATAGATATACACATCATAATAAAATTGTTTTATTTTATCAAATTTAAAAACATATTTACCTTCTCTATAAATACCATCTAATGTAAGATTTTTTTTCAAAGTAATATTGAATGGCATTTTTGTTTTAATTTCTTTTGTAATTCGATCATTAAATAATTCTTCCTTTTCATATATTATATATTTTTTATTAATTTTTCTTAATCCGATCTTTACTATTCTGTTACGCTTGATATAACCATTATTTAA